GGATATAGTAATGAAAAAGCAAAACAAGCTCTAAAAATTTTAACTCAAGAACAACTTACTATTATTAAATCTAAATTTGAAACTGGAGGATTAAATGAGCGTTCAAGAACCTGAAGTGATTTGGACACCTGATCAAATGGTTGAAGTTATTCTAAATGAACCTGATGATTTTCTTAAGGTTCGTGAGACTTTAACTCGTATAGGGGTGGCTTCAAGAAAAGAAAAAAAGCTTTATCAATCTTGTCACATTCTTCATAAACAAGGGAAATATTATATCGTAAGCTTTAAAGAGTTGTTTGCATTGGATGGCAAACATGCAGATCTTAAAGTAAATGATGTCCAAAGAAGAAATAGAATTGCGCAACTACTTGCTGATTGGGGGCTTATTACTATCGTAAATCCTGAAAAAATTAGAGATATAGCTCCCCTAAATCAAATTAAAGTTCTTTCTTATAAAGATAAAGGTGACTGGATATTAGAAACAAAATATAATATTGGCGCAAAGAAAAGAAAAATGGATGATCCTGAATAGTAGTTCGGTACTCACTACTTTTAAGTTTGACAAAGTTGAAAATAATTGATAATATATAAGCTGGATGCCGTAAGGATCCAAACTTTATATACTCGCTTTTTAGGAGAAAACTAATTATGTCCCGTTATACTTCTTCAAATCTTCCCGAACTTTTGGATAGAGCTACTAAGTATTCCATTGGGTTAGATGAATATTTTGATAGACTTATGCATGTCCGTGAGACAACTTCAAATTACCCTCCATACAATTTGGTTAAAATAAGTAATGTTGAATTTAGATTGGACATGGCATTGGCTGGGTTTAAAAAATCAGAGCTTACTGTTTTTACCCAAGATGGTAAACTTTTTGTAGAAGCATTTAAAGAAGACACTGAAACTGATATGGCCTTTGTTCACAAAGGTCTTGCACGAAGAAGTTTTGTAAGATCTTGGACAATGACTGACGATCTTGAAATAAGAAGTGCAAAATTTGAAGATGGTCTTCTCACAATTCATTTAGGTAAAATTGTCCCAGAACATCACAAACGTAGAGATTGGGAAATTTAGTCAAATAAAACTGGGGGCAATATGCCCCCTTTTTTATAAATACCTATAAAATGGTTTGATGAAAAGATTTAAGCAATTTGTTGAGGAGCAATTATCCTTTCAAGTTAATTCGCAATTAAATCCAAAATTTTGGGCTGGAGATAAATTAAAGCCAGAAATTCAAAAACATTTGCTAAAAGTTGCAGATGTTTGGACGGAATTTGTTGGATTAAAAAAATCTGATGTCAAAGATATTCTTTTTTTGGGTGGGAATGCCGGGTTTAACTATACTAATTATTCTGATGTAGATTTACACATTGTTGTTGATTTTAAAAAGTCTACAAATTGCCCAGACATAATGTCTGATGTTTATAAAGATAAGAAAAGATTGTGGAGTTTAACTCATAATGCAAAAATTTATGGTCATGATATTGAACTGTATGTAGAAGATATTACTGATAGGAGAACAAAAAATCAAGGAGTGTATTCTGTAAAATCTAAAAAATGGCTTATGGCTCCTGGAAAATTTTCTGGAGATTTGGACAAGGACTTGCTAAATTCTAAAGTTCATGATATGATGGAGAGGATTGAAAAGACCATCTCATCTTCAACTGATGAGAGTGATCTTGAAAAACTTCTCAAAAAACTAAGAGATATGAGAACTGCTGGATTGACTAAAGGAGGTGAGTTTTCTTTTGAAAATTTAGTTTTTAAAGAACTCAGAAACAAAGGATATATTGACAAACTTGCAGATCATATCTTAAAATTACAAGACAAATCACTTACTCTTGAAAACTATGAATGTTAAAATTTTGATGCTAAAATCCAATGAAGATGTTATTTCTGAAGTTGATTATACAAAATATGATAGTGGGTATATCTTAAAAAATCCATATTGTATTTTTTACAATGATCATACTTTTTCGAATGTAATGATGTATAGATATGCTCCTTTTGCAAAAGACAATACACTCTGCATTGATCCTGATTGGGTTATTTCTGAGGTGGAGCCAAATGATCAAATCTTAAATGCATATCTGGAGGCTGTGAATGGAAAAACTGATAGTTCTAATTAATGGCTTAGTTCTGATATCAAAAATAGAAGAACTTAGTACAGAGATGGGTGAGCCTGATTGTAAATTAACTAATCCATTTACTGTTGATTCCAGTGGCTCATTGGAAAGTTACTTACATCATTACACCAACCGAAAAGAATTTAAAATTCATTCTGATAAAATTCTTACAATTACAGACCCAAAACCATTATTACTTGACAAGTATCAAAAACTCACTGAATGAAATTCTATACTAATGTAATGTTAATTGGGAATGAAATACTTTCCAGAGGTTATGATAATGGAAGAGCATTTAAAGATCGGGAAGTATTTCATCCTAAGTTGTACTTAAGTACAAATAAAAAAACAAACTATAAAACACTTGAAGGTACTTACGTCGAAGAAATTAAACCAGGAACTGTTAAAGAAACACGGGAATTTATTAAAAGGTATAATGGTATTTCTAACTTTGAAATTTATGGAAATACCAGATATGCAAATCAATACATTTCAGATCATTATCCCGGAACAGTTCAATATGATTCAAGTAAAATTAAATTAGTTACAATAGATATTGAGGTAGAATCTGAAAATGGATTCCCTGATGTGAAATCATGTCAAGAAAAAATGTTGACTATTTCTATTCAGGATTACCAGACAAAGCACATTACAACTTGGGGGGTTAAACATTTCCAACCTAAACAAAGTAATGTTACATATCACCATTGTTCAGATGAACATGATCTACTAAGCAACTTTATTTCATGGTGGCAAAACAGTTGCCCAGAAATTGTAACTGGGTGGAACTGCAATTTATATGATATACCATATCTTTGCGGTAGGTTAGATAAAATTTTAGGCACTAAAGCTGTAAAACAACTTTCTCCTTGGGGAATTGTTAATGAGCAGGTAATTAATATTTCTGGAGTTGAACATGCTACTTATGATATATTTGGAATTTCTATTTTAGATTATCTTGATCTTTATAAAAAATTTACATATACAAGTCAAGAGTCATACGCACTCAATAACATTGCTACAGTTGAATTGGGGGAAGAGAAATTAGACCATTCTGAGTATGAAACTTTTAAAGATTTTTATACTAAAGATTGGGAAAAATTTGTTGAGTATAACCAAAAAGACGTATCACTTGTAGATCGTCTGGAAGATAAACTAAAGTTGATTGAAATTGCTATTACAATGGCATATGATACTAAGTGTAATTTTTCCGACGTATTCTATCAAGTGAGAATGTGGGATTCTATTATCTTTAACTTTTTAAAAGAAAAGAATATTATTATCCCTTTTAAAAGAGAAAGTGAAAAGAATAACAAATATCTCGGCGCATATGTAAAGGAACCCATACCTGGAATGTATAATTATGTGGTGAGTTTTGATGTAAACTCAATGTATCCCCACCTAATTATGCAATATGCAATTTCGCCAGAAACTTTTGTTAGTATAGATGATATTAATGATAGTATTGTGGAATTAGAAAATCAAGATAGAACTATAGAAATAGAAGAGCAATTAGAAGCATTAAAAAAAGTAAAAAAACTTTCTAATGATATTACTATAGACAAAGTTCTTGATAAATCTTTAGATTTAACTCCTCTTAAAAAACTTAATCTTACCATAACACCAAATGGGGCATTGTATAAAAGAGTAAGCGGGTTTCTTCCCCAGTTGATGGAAAAGTTTTATACGGATAGGGTGGTCTATAAAGAGAGGATGATTGAGGCAAAGAAACTGTATGAAAAAACTAAAGATAAAAAATTTTTAAATGAGATTTCCAGATGCAACAATATGCAGTTAGCACGCAAGGTGCAACTTAATTCAGCATATGGTTCTATTGGCACTCCTCACTTTAGATTTTATAAATTAGAAAATGCAGAGGCAATTACTGCTGGAGGTCAAGTTGCAATTCGCTGGATCGAGAATAAAATCAACAAATATTTGAATGATATTCTTAAAACTGAAAATAATGATTTTTGCATAGCACTGGATACAGATGCTGTTTATCTTAATATGGAACCTTTGGTTCAACATGTATATAAGAACAAACAAAAAAATCCCAAAGACATTGCAGATTTTCTTGATAAAGTTTGTAAAACAAAACTTGAAAAGTATATAGAAGATTCTTATCAAGAGCTTGCTGATTATATGAATGCATATGATCAAAAATTGCATATGAAACGTGAGTGTATTGCCGAACGTGGCATATGGACTGCAAAGAAAAGATACATTTTAAATGTCATAGACAATGAAGGTGTTAGGTATGATGAGCCTAAACTAAAAATAATGGGAATTGAAGCTATTAAGTCCAGCACTCCAAATCCATGTAGAAAGATGATTAAAGATGCATTGAAAATTATTATGAGCAATACTGAAGATGATCTAATTAAATTTGTTGAGGAGTGTAGAAAAAACTTTTATAACTTACAAGTTGAGGATATATCTTTCCCAAGAACAGCAAATAATCTTGACAAATACAGATCATCTGCTATGATATATGGAGATAAGACTCCACAACAAGTTCGGGGAGCCCTTTTATATAATTACTATATTAAAAAAAATAAACTGACTTATAAATACCCGACAATCAAGAATGGTGAAAAAGTAAAGTATTGCTACTTAAAAATCCCCAACCCAATTAGGGAAAATATATTTTCTTTCATTCAAGTTTTTCCAAAGGAACTTGATTTGATTAAATATGTTGATTATGATATGCAGTTTGAAAAAGGATTTCTTGATCCATTGAATTTAATTCTCCAACATATTGGCTGGAGATATGAAAAAATAAACACCTTAGAAACTTTATTCGGATAATTACTATGAATTTTTTAGATGAGATTGTAAAAGAAATAAAAGACGACTATACTAAATTAGCGTCAAATATTGATGAAACAGAAAACTATGTGGATACAGGTTCATATATTTTTAATGCACTGGTTTCCGGTAGCATATTTGGCGGGGTATCTGGGAACAAGATTACTGTAATCTCTGGGGCAAATTCCACTGGTAAAACGTTTTTTGCATTAGCAGTTCTCAAAAATTTCTTAGATAAAAACCCTGATGGGTATTGCCTCTACTTTGATACAGAGGCAGCTATTACAAAGTCTTTACTTGAAAGTAGGGGTTTAGATGTTAATAGAATTGTAGTTTTAAATGTACTTACTGTAGAAGAATTTAGGAATAAAGCTCTCAAAGCAGTTGATCTTTATATGAAAAAACCTGAAAGTGAAAGAAAACCATGTTTCTTTGTTCTCGATAGCTTAGGGATGCTTTCTACCAATAAAGAAATTGGAGATGCTTTAGCTGAAAAGGATGTTAAAGACATGACAAAAGCTGCATTGATTAAAGGCGCCTTTAGGATGTTGACACTGAAGTTGGGTCAAGCAAATATTCCAATGATAGTTACCAATCACATTTATGCTAATGTTGGTGGCTATGGTCCAGCTAATGTTCAGAGTGGAGGATCAGGACCTCTCTATTCCGCATCGACTATTGTTGAATTGTCTAAATCGAAAGAGAAGGAGGGTGATGAAATTGTTGGTGTTATAATCAAAGCAAAGACTTTTAAGTCAAGGTTGAGTAAAGAAAATCAAGAAGTTGAAACTCGTCTTTTCTACGATGAGAGGGGTTTGGATAAGTATTACGGGTTATTAGAGTTGGGGGAAAGGCATGGTATTTTTGAAAGAGTTGGCAATCGTTATAAAACAGATGATGGGACACTTCAGTATGGAAAAACGATTATTAAAAATCCAGAGAAGTATTTTACTGAATCAATTATGAAAGCTTTAGACGAGGCAGCAAAGGAAGAATTTTCATATGGTTGAATTAAATGATTTTATATTGATTCATGATAATGCACTTGAAGATGATGTATGCAACTCCTTGATACAGATATATGAAAATTTAAAATTTTTAAATCAGCATGAAAAAATTAATAATGATTTTAAACCATCTTTCACACAATTTAATCTAACCGCAAATCATCAGCATAATGATAGCGTAAAACAAATACATAATCATTTAATTAAGAAAACCATTGAGTATCGTAACACATATTATGACTTCATTGACTCAAGAGTTTTCCCCGAAACACATGCATTTGAGCAATTTAGGATTAAAAAATATGAACCTGATGAAGACATGTTTGACACTCACGTTGATGTTCAAGACTATTCAAGTGCCAGGAGATTTTTAGCATATCTTTGGTATTTGAATGATGTTCCTAAAGGAGGCGAGACTGTATTTGAAGATTTGACAATAAAACCAAGACGTGGGACATTACTTATGTTTCCACCTCTTTGGATGTTTCCGCATAGGGGAAATTCTCCTATAGAAACTCCAAAGTATATTTTAACTACATATTTACATTATAAATGATGGAAAGAGTTGAGACTACAATCCTTAGAAATTTACTTTTTAACAATGATTATTGTAGAAAAGTATTGCCTTTTTTGAAATCTGAATATTTTGAT